TACTGCTTTTAATAGTGCCATAATTTATCCTTTATTAACCACATCGCCAATTAGTGCCATCATAAAATACTGGTGTTGGAAAGCCAGTTCCGCCACCATCTTGAGCAAGTGCGTAAAATACAGGCGTTATTAAATTGTCTTCAATAAAAGCCCTTGCACCTATGGTTACCCCAGTAAAGGGAAGCGAAGCAAAAGGTATACTAGCCACATTAAAGAATATACCAAAATTTACGTTTGTGTATGGGGAAAAATTAACATTACAGTTATTATCTGTTCCAATATTTATATTGGTAGTTCCTGTAGTTGAGTCAGGTGAAGTGCCAATATTAACGGTTTTAGTAGCCCCTGTACCAACAACACCATTGCCAATATCAATTGTTTGCGTACCTACGCTTTTACCTAAAGTAATTGCCCCTGTGCTTAATATGCCACCAATAGTTATTGCACCGCTAGTTTGACTGTTGCCAAGATTAAGTGCTTGAGTTGTTGCCGATAGCGTTACTGCACCATTTACTGTTGTAGTGCTTGTTCCTGCTGTAGAGCCAATACCAATAGTAGTTGTTGAGCCTGCAGCGCTGTTTGTACCAATATTTAATGCTTTAGTTGCGCCAGATGCAGTTGTTCCGTAAGCTATGTTAATAGTTTGTGTGGCTGTACTTCTACCTATATTAATTGAACCTGTAGCAGTTGTACCACCAATAAAAGTGCTGCCAGCACCAGTTGTGCCTGTTTGAATATTAACTTGTTGACTGCTTGTGCTTCTACCTAATGTAATTGTGCCTGTACCAGTTGTGCCACCAATTGCAATAGTGCCTGTTGTTTGTGCTGTTCCACCAATTGTTAGTGTACCTGTGGTTTGTGCTGTAGCAATGTTTTGATTAACTGTATCTGAACCTGTTAATTGCAATGCGCCAGTAGATGTAATGGCAGTTGTAAATGTTGGGCTATCGCTTAATACAACACTACCTGTGCCTGTAGATGTAGTTGTATTTGTACCACCATTGGCTACAGGCAATACGCCTGAAAAAGTATGGTCAGCGTCCCATGCTGTAGCGCCTGTAGCACTAAAAGTGCCGTCTGCAAGTGTAGAATGTTTAACAGTTACGGTCATGCTAAGAACCTCAATTTATATAGCGTTGCTAAGTAAAGCGCTACGACTTCGTCAATCAAATTCTGTATCGCAGTTTCGTCTTTACTACAAATTTTATATCTGTCTGTTTCAATTTCTTCTAATTGATTTTCTAAAAATTCAATTACGTTAGTAGTCTTTTTAGCTGACTGCAAAGAGATTGGTCCCATCAAACCGTGACGGCCTTGATAGGCTTCAGCAAAGTTATCTGCCAATTCAATAATGTTCTCGTAGAACCTTTGTAGCGCTTTATGTTTTGAATAGCTACGTGTATTAAGATGTACTGAGTGCGTTACATCTCTTGCTAAGAATAGTATCCCTACAAAATCACAGGCTTTCATTGTTGCATCCCTTCAGGTGGCATCATTGGTTGTTCTTGCATTGGCATCTCGCCTTGCATTGGCATTTCGCCTTGTGGCTGTTCTGCCATTTCGTTTGGCATCTCTCTACCTGACATTTCACCTACTAAATCACCGCTATCCAACATGCCATTCACGGTTCCCATTACAATGTCTTGTATCTGTTCTGCTGACATAGACGCTTGGACTGCACTAATACGTTTAGTTTCTGCATCGTAGGCTTTAATGTTAGCTTCTTGCTCTTTAATCGCCATATCTTGTGCTTCCATAGACTTGCTAACGTTTTGTAGCATGCCATGTAGCTGATCTAGCTCTTGGCCCATCGCTTCCATCTGTTGCTGTGCGGCTGCCAATGCTGGGTCCTCATCTGCATCATTTAATAGCTTAGGATCAATCGTTTTAGCAAAACGTTTAGCCATTTCTTGTGCGCCAGGCCAATCCATATTCTTAACAAACAAATCGCCAGCTACTTGCCACAATTGTGGGTTGCCTTGCAATAGTTGACTCATTGCATCTAATGATTCTTGACGTTTTGTCATGTAACTTGGGCCAGTAGACACCGCAATGTCGTACTTACCGACGCTAGGATTGTAGATTTTTTCAATTACAATGCCTGATTCGTTCACTATTTTCTTGATTGGTTCAAGCTGTTCAGGGTTAATTTTCGCTGATTTTACTTCGCCATCAATGCCAATAATACGTGCTACACGTTCTGTATCGTAGATTTTTGGGATTAAGTCCACTAATTGACGCCCAATATGGCGAATAGCACGTGCTAAATTGTCAATATAGTGGTATGTACCCGTATCGCCTTGTTTTTCCCTTGCTAAAATCGCTTTTCCTGAGCGTTCATTGCTCGTTGCACCTAAACTAGAGTCATATTGACCTGTAGATGACTTAATATCGTCTGAAGCGCCTGCTTTTGCTTGTAACAGACCGCTAGAAGCCATTGGTGGTTGCGCACGTTGCGGTAAAGGTAAAACGCTACCTGCGCCATCAGTTACGTCAGGGTTAACCTCTAAATAAGGCCAATTTGTCGTGTTTGCAGTTTTCCATTGAGTCTCGTAGCCTTCAAATTGACCGCCGTAACCGATAAATGGTGCTTTTGGCGCCAATGCCAACATCTCAGCTTCTTGTGAAACCCAGTAGTTGTACATACGTTGTGCATCTTTTGCATTACGTATAAGGCCAGACACGTACAATCGTCCATCTACTTCATACTCATTACCTACTACACGCACGACAGGGATGTAGCAACCTGCCCATTCTTGTTCTTGCAAGATTTCAAAGCCGTTTGTCTTTAGCCACTTGACTTTTTTAACGTCAGCAGTACGTGACTTGATAGGTTTTTGGCCCATCTCTTTCATTTGCTTATCTTCAGGGCTATTCTCTACTACTGAGATGTTGCCACGGTATAAATTTAGCTTAGATGGCGTATGATCAATGTAAAAATACTCTGCAATACGGACTGTATCTTCTGTTAGCCATTGGCTTAGTGAAGAATCGCCTACACCTTGTTGCATAATTGATGAAATTGGTGCTGCATCAGGGAATTGACGCTCGTATTCAGCTTTTGTCATATCCTCTGTAATAAAACACCATTCAGCATCAGCGCCAGTTGGGTCTTGGATTGTAGGGTCCATGTACACGCTAAAGGAATTGCGGATGCGACCAATGTAGATGTCTTGATCAAATGTATTGTCGTCGCAATATTTAGTTAGTACACGGATGTAACCTTCACCATAGGTGACCTGATTCTCACATGCGGTGTCGTATGCGACATCTGCATCTGAGATATATTCAATATGCCTAATAACTCCCTCAAATATTTCTGCGACCTCTACGTCAGCATTATCATCTACAGGAATTACCTTCACCGAAGGTCGGTTTTGGCGTTGTTCATTAGTAACTTGATGAACGTGTTGTGGTAACTTGTTGATTGTTAAACAAGGTCTAGCATTAATTGTTTGGCCTTGTACTGAACCGCGTGTTGCCAATACATCCGCAGGCCATTGCCATTGGTTGTCAGGCGAACCAGCCTCAAAACGTAAGTCGTCAAGCTCATCTTCTCTTGACTCTGAGTAAGCAGAAACCGCCATAGAAAAACGGCTACGCATTGTAGCCAGCATATCCCTAGGATCGCTTTTCTTGTTGCCGCCATTAGCGACAACACCGACGGTTACCATTTCATCACTCATTTATCAGTCCAATCACTTCCGTGTTACGCATCATTAGGTAATCTTTACCGTCGATAGTTGTTGTTTGACCTGTGTACTCGCCAAACATAACATGATCACCAACTTCAACATCCATGTTTGATAGTTTTCCATTTTCTAATTTTTTCCCTGGGCCAATTGCGCGTACATATCCGCTAAACAACTTCTTAGCACCTGGTACAAAAATAATGCTACTTGCTACTTCTTCGTCTTGCTCTACGACAATACAGTCGCTTAATGGTTTAAGTCTCATTTGTTACCTTTTTTGCATGCTGAACGTTTTGCTGAGTACGCAACAGCAACCGCTTGTTTAATTGGTTTGCCTGCTTTAATTTCTGCTTTAACGTTTTCACGAAACGCACTTTTGCTTGGTGATTTTTTTAACGGCATTTTACTTACCTTTCTTAGCTGTCTTAGCTGACTCTTTAAAGTCTTTAGCTGTTGGTGCGCCTTTAGCACCAGGCTTTTTCATCTTTTCGCCTGAGCCTGCTTTAATGCGTTCTTGTTTAGCGTGAATATTTGCGTATAAACCTGTCTTAGCCATAATATTTTCCTTTAACATTTCCAACTTTTAAGGGCTGCTTTTGCTCTAGGTGCATCACCTTTAGCATTTTTTACTACGCCACCCATTCTAGCACAGAACGATGCTTTACGACCTTCGTCTGCTTTTGTCTTTGGGCTTGGTGCTGGCGCTTTTAAATTACTATTGTTCTTGGCGTTATACTCGGCACGACCTTTAGCTGTCATGCCTGCGCCTTTCTCTGTAGGCTTGTAGTTTGCGTCTTTACCTTTAGTAGTACGCGCAATAGGTTTATCATGTGCTTTTTTTGTAGCCATTTTATGACCCCATCCATGAGTTAGCTATACCGCCACCGTTAGCATACGACTTTTTATTACCTTTGTCAACATACTCTCGATGCGCTACTGGAAATGCAAACGTGACGCATAGTGCATCCGCTGCATCAGGACTTGCCATGCCTCTTGCCTTCATCTCTTTTTTACCTTCTAAGAAGATCGTACCACTACTGTTCGGCTTCTTCATCGGACCTGTCAGGTCTGACTTTAGTTTTCTATCCTCTGGTATGCTCGCCGTCTTGAGCCACTCTCGCATGGCGCCCCACATCTCTGCTCGCTTGTTGCCCCACATGATGCTGTTCTTGGCGCGTGATCCAAAGTTCACACCTCTGACCTTGTAGCGTTGCTCGGTTAGCCTATCCAATATGCCATACCCCAGGCCGCCTTCGTCGATGACTGTCATGACAGGTTTATACTCTTCTATCGCCTCAATGACACGCCCCACGATTGTCATGGTGTCCTCGCCTTGGTACCGCTTGATGCCAATAATGTCACGGCCTTGACGCACTAAGATGACTGTGCTATCTGCCCCGCCTCGCGCTGGGTCTACGCCGATAACAATTGGCGCAGACGTATCCTTATATCTCTCACGTTTAAATGCGTCCTCAACAATGGTCGGGCTGATAAACTGATCTTCTCCCGCCGAAGGAAACTCACCATAAACCTCGACCCGTGCCTGTGACGAGTCCTCACCATACTCGGCAATGATCTGTTCATAAACCGCT